GTTTATAATAGATGATGCGTTAATATCAGATATGCTGAATTTTTCGGCGAAACCTGCACCGACATATCGGCAAGCGGAAGACGCATCCATGAGAGGATTAGAATCTCTTATTCCCGATGTACCAGGACAACCCGAGGGAGAAGCCTACTATCCGCAGACAGCGGTCAGCGGGCAGTCGTTCTTAGACAAGCTTCCCTTTTTCACCGACACATCCAAAATAGATTTATCCAAAGCACCAGGCGATCGTGGTCGCTTCGATATCACCGAAAAAAATATCAAAGAGCTGGGCAATGCGTTCAAAGGAATTATGGATATGCACAGCGAAGGATTAAAACAAATTGATGAAGACTTTGCCGATGATCCTATTGCAAAGAATGCTCTCAAAGCTTTAGGCTATTTATCAACAGGAACCAATTTAGCAATCACCGCTGGCTTCTCTCCGTTTACAGTGGGAACAGCATACATCGGTGATTTGATTGCCAATGTTACAGGAAACGAAACAATGGGAAGACAACTGTTTCGTGACTTGAATACTTTTCTCATAGGGAAAGGGGGAGAGGCTCCCGTCGTCATTAGAGTGCCCTCAAAGAAGGGTGTTATTAATGCTACCGTCAATAAGGATGGATCGATTAATGTCGGAGAGAAAACCTATGGCGGCGATTTAAATTTAAACAGAGCGCAGTTCATGGAACTGGTTCGAAGAGAAACCTTTGGCTCTGCTGGTCGCGAGACAGGCAATCTTAATTTGATGCCACTGAGAGAGGATGGGCTTCCATCACCCACAGTACAAAAAACGGAGATACCGAAAGTCAGCAATGTCATTAAAGATATTCAAACAAAAGCAAAAGACATAGCTCCCGATCCAAAAGCAAAAGATTTAACTTTAGATAATATTGATCCCAAAGATGTTACCGACAATAGCTACAATCCAGCAGTTTTAATTCCTAAGTTTTCTACAGACAGGCAGACAGGAGATAAAATTCTTAATGAAAATAAAACCGCTCCCGCCTTAACTAAAAACTTTGATGCAAGCACTGCCTATGGTTTTCCTGGTCAGTGGTGGGATTTTAAAACCAATCAATCATTAAACAATAAAAGCTTTATGTCAGGAACCATTACTATTGATCCTGAAACCTTACTCCCCTCTACTCAGTTTAATAATGAGATCAAAGGGAATTACGATATTAAAATACAAGGAAGAACAAAAGACCCTGATTTAGACGGGACAGTTGTTACTGTTAATAAATTAGGAGGAACAAGATTTAAAATATTAGAATCACCTAACAAAGATTTGATAGGCAAACCTCTTCAAGACAAACAAGGATTGCTGGCGATTACTAGAGGAAACAGTGCTAGAAATAAAACAGCAGCAGGAGGAGGTAAGTTTAAGATAACAGGAACAGATCACATTTATACGATGAAATTTAATTCAACGACTCCGCTTAAATTAGGAGTGTTTCCCTATGTTCAAGATAATCCAAGACTGGTGGGAGTTACCGTTGATGATATTTTTTTAGGAGATGTTGGTATGACTATTCAAGTGGGAGGAAGTAAAGGAAAAATACATCCTGTGTACACTGAAGTTCTGACCGCTCCACCAGGTACCTACAAGAAAATGGAGGAGGCAGGATTTGATCCTTACAAAAAACAAAACAGTATTGCTGAGTATCAAAAATATTTAGAGTCACAAAGTAAACCCGTTGTTGAACCTAATTATCATCCTAATGATGTAGTTTTTTCTAGAATGATAAGACCTGTTTTAACTAAAGATTTATTAAAACCTCAGTATTTAAAAAAATTAAAAGAAGATTCTGATATCAGTTGTGGTCATTGTTATCACGCCGCTGAAGCTATTTATCATAAGTGGGGTAAGTTTAATGGCTTTACTTCGAAGTATTTAACATCCAAAGATTTTCCTGAGGGATTACCTCAGGGAGATACCCATTGGTTTTTACAAAACAATAAAACAGGAGAGATTATTGATCCTACATCTCAACAATTTGGTGATATCCCTATTCCTTATGAAAAAGGTACGGGAGCAGGTTTTCAGACAAAGGAACCTTCTAAACCAGCAAAAGACATTTTAGAAAGAATAGGAACTGATAAAGTTATTAAAACCCCTAGTGGAGTTGTTCTTGATTTTGCAAATGAAAAAGGAATTGAAATAGAGGGTGCCGAGCTTAGTGATTGGTTAAGAACACATAATTACGATTTAGAATATAATTCTCCTGAAAGAAAAACTTTTGGTGATTTAAAAAACACAACAGGAAATGATCCTCGTTTCTTAGTTGGTTTTGAAACAAAAGAAGGTAATCGAGGTTACATCACTGGATATGGAACTAATAAGAACGTAGGCTTTGTTGAGTACATTGCTAATTTAGGAACTGAAACCAAAGTTGGTGGAGAAGCTCCGTCTCCTTTAAAACCTTCAGAACTAAAAGAGATAATAAATGAACTAAGAAAGCATTATGGTTTTCGACAGTTTGCGGGTGATAGAATTACAGGAATACGGAAACAAAATAGAGATAACCAAGACAGCTATTTTGATAGAAGCCAAGACTTACTTGCAGTAACACCTAAACCAAAATCAGCTGTTGATTTAATCACTAACCCTAATTTGATTGGTTTTGGAAAAACTGGAAAAATAAAGTTAAGAGATATTCTTGATTTTTTTGATGATGCTCCAAAAAGAGATTTAAATGATCCAGTTCAATTTAATCAAATGGTTAATGAAGCCTATGATGAAGTTATCTATCAACTTCAACAAGAAGTAACAGGTCAAGGTTGGTATAGAAATGATGTTAAGAAGGCAATGAAAGTAGTAGATAAGATTTTACCTGTTGTAAAGGAAAGACCTATCCTAAAAGATTTTTTGTTATTTGTAACAGGCATATCATCCGCACTAACACCTGTTGGAAATGATTTTAAAATAGGAATGCAAATGATTAAATCATTTGCAGAAACTGGAGAGATACCTCTAAGAAATCCATATGATAATTATCCTCCCAATGATCCTTCTGTTAAAGCTGGTTTTGCTAAAGTAGGAGAACCTAAAAAATGGAATAAGAATGCAAAAAACTTAGAAAAGCAAATTAATTTTGTTAATAATTTTGTTAAAGAACAAGGATTAGACTCTTTTATGAAGTTTTTATTTTCTAAAACTACAAGGAGAGAGTTAACTCCTTTAAGAAAAAAATATGCAAATATGGGTCCTCTATCGGGAAGATTAGATGAAGAGATATTCGGTTTTGAGAACTTTGGTCCAAAGGTAGGTCCTTTTTTAGCTAATATAAGTGGAGTAACCAATCTTAATGTTGTCGATTTATGGAACACAAGAAGCATGAATAGATTGACTGGAAATATGTTTATTAGAGATAAAAATGGTGAAATAGTATCTGTTGCTGATGCACCTAGAACAGAAACAGAAAGAAAACTTTTTAATAAATTTATGGATGAATTGGCTAAAAAACTTGACTTATCAGTTGATGACACACAGGCAATTAGATGGTATTTTGAGCAAGGATTATACACAAAGTTAGGAGTAAAAAGTGAACCAAAAAGTTATGCCAACGTCGCAGAAGAATTCCTCAAAGCAGCAGAAGAAACAGCCAATGAATCCGATGGAGGCGTTCGCAAGAGCAATGAGAATAAAAATAGAACTAATGTCCCAAAAAAAGCCCAAGGCGGAAGTATAAGTATTCCCCAAAGACGATCACTTGTAAATGATGGGTTAGTTGATATAAATACTATTATTGGAAAATTAAATTATGGCAACTAACATCGACAAAGGTTTATATCAGACAAGCAATACACCTGACCTAGAGATTATTAAATCGGAAACCGAAGTAGAGATCGACGGTCAACCGATCCCTAGTCCTGAGGGTATTGAAATTGAAATGGATGAAGACGGAGGAGCAACTCTTGACTTCGATCCAATGTCCGCGATCCCCGATGAAGTGGAGTTCTATTCCAACTTAGCAGAAGTTTTAGACGATCGAATTTTAGGAAGAATATCCTCTGAGTTATTAGATGACTTAGAGAGTGACCGCGCCTCTCGAAAAGATTGGGAGGAAGCCTACATCAAAGGTTTAGATTTATTAGGACTTAAATATGAAAAGCGTACTCGACCTTTCAATGGCGCGAGTGGTGTGACTCATCCTTTGTTGGCAGAGAGTGCCACTCAATTTCAGGCATCCGCTTACAAGGAGTTACTACCTTCAGGAGGTCCTGTTCGAACTATCATTATGGGAGAGGAAACTCCCGACAAGTACGCGAGAGCACAACGTGTTCAAGAATATATGAATTACCAGCTAATGAACAAAATGGAAGACTTCACACCTGAGTATGATCAAATGTTGTTTTATCTCCCTCTAGCTGGTAGCACATTTAAAAAAGTTTACTACGACGAGTTAATGGATCGAGCTGTATCCAAGTTTATTCCAGCCGAAGACTTGGTCGTCAATTACATGGCATCCGATTTAGATAGCTGCGATCGCATCTGTCAGATTGTGAACATGGGATATAATGATTTTAGAAAAAAACAAGTTTCAGGATTTTATAAAGATATTGAAATTAATCCCGATCAACTAAACCCGAGTGAGGTTCAGAGAAAATACGATGAGATTGAGGGATTAAAACAAAACGAGAGAGACAAGTATGTTCGACTATACGAGTTTCATGTTTCATTGGATATTGAAGGTTTTGAGGATACCGATGAGACTGGTGAGCCCACAGGAATTAAAATACCCTACATCGTCACGATTGAGGATGGATCAAGCCAAATTGTAGGTATTCGTCGAAACTACGACAAAGACGATCCAAAGAAAATGAAGAAGCAATACTTTGTTCATTATAAGTTTTTACCAGGATTAGGTTTCTATGGTTTTGGTTTACTACATGTCATTGGTTCTCTCTCCAGAGCAGCAACGTCTATTTTGCGTCAGCTAATTGATGCGGGATCCCTATCGAATTTACCTGCTGGATTTAAGACTAGAGGATTAAAAATTAGAGATGATGCCGAACCGATTCAACCAGGTGAGTTTAGAGATATTGATGCACCCAACGGTGATCTTCGAAACGCTTTAATACCTTTACCTTACAAAGAGCCATCTCAAACATTATATAGTTTATTAGGTTTTGTTGTTCAGTCAGGACAGAGATTTGCAGCCATTACTGATTTACAAGTAGGTGATGCTAATCAAAATGCTCCCGTCGGTACAACGATGGCTTTACTCGAAAGAGGTTCTAAAGTGATGTCCGCGATCCACAAGCGATCCTACTACTCTCAGAAAAAAGAATTTAAATTACTCTTTAAAGTTTTTGCTGAGTATCTTCCTGAAACCTATCCGTATTCAGTGGAGGGAGCAGATCGAACAATCAAAGCAGAAGACTTTAGTGAGCAAGTAGATGTCTTGCCTGTATCCGATCCTAATATTTTCTCCATGACTCAAAGAGTAACTCTAGCTCAAACTGAATTACAATTAGCTCAGAGTGCTCCCGATTTACACAACATGAAAGAGGCATACCGAAGAATGTATGAGGCTTTAGGGGTAAAAGATATTGATGAAATGTTAAGAAAAGATACTCCTGTCGAACCGAAGGATCCCGCAATGGAACACGCTGATTTATTAGATGGTAATTTATTGAAAGCTTACGAGGGACAAGATCACGATGCTCACATTCAAAACCATATTCTCTTTGGAACGAATCAAATGATTTTAGCTAATCCTCCGATGGCAATGAAGTTACAAAAACATATTTTAGAACATGTTTCTCTCAAAGCAAAAGAGCAAGCGATGTTCTTGGCACAGCAAGGTCAAGTTCCACAAGATCAATTAGATCCCGTTATCGCAAAACTAGAAGCGCAATTTATGATGGAACTAAAACAAATGTCACAACAGTTATCAGGAGCAGGTCAACCTGACCCTGTTATTCAATTAAAACAGCAAGAGTTACAGCAAGACGCTATGAAAGATCAAATGGATGCACAAATTGATCAAGCAAAGCTTCAATTAGATGCTGCAAAGCTTCAGCAAAAAGACGCTATGGATAAAGCAAAGCTTCAAAAGGATTACGACATTGCCGATAAGCGTGCCGAAGTTCAGTACGATAAAATGACAACACAAACTTTAAATCAAGAGAGAAGAGATGCCACTAACCAAAAAAGGCAGTAAAATTATGTCTGCCATGAAAAAAGAATATGGTAAAAAAAGAGGCGAACAAGTTTTTTATGCTTCTAAGAATAAAGGTAAAATAAAAGGCGTAGAAAAGAAGACTAGAAAAAATGCCTAAGCCATATTACATTATAGGTATGATTAATAAAAAAACAGAGGCTCGAGTTCAAAAGATTATTGATGAAACTAGAGACTTTATACAAGATCAAGCAGAAAAGGGCGTTGATCTTGTTGAGCTAGCACAAGTAATGCTAAGTATGAGTAGGGAAACAATGGTTGATGCTTATGGAGAGTATGTTGCAGATACCTATATTTGTAATCAAATTAGTAGGTTGAAAATACCTCAAAATAGTCTAACATTACATTAATGAAAAAACGTTTAACAAAAACAATCCCTCCAAAAAAGGGCCCTGTTTCTCAGGGGGAATCTATTCCACCAGGTAAGATTATAGAAGTTAAATCTGTGCCTGAGGATAAAAAACACAAACGTGGTTATGGAATAGCATCTAAAGGTCTTAAATTTGAAGGAGTATTTTAATGAACAAAATACTATTAAAAGTTAAAAGCTTTACTTCTAATGTCAAGAAACGTGATGCAATTATAGCTGTCGTTTTCTTTGCGTTAGGGGTATATCTTGGTTCTTAGTAAAATATTAGGCGGTTCTTTAGTCGACACGGTCGGAAAGGTTATCGATTCCGTACATACTTCCGAAGAAGAAAAAGGTCAAATTAGAATTAAACTTCAGGAGCTTGAAAATGAAATTAATTCTAAACAGATGGATATTAATTTAGCGGATGCTCAATCTACAGCTACCGATATTTCAGGTTTATTGCAGCGTTCTTGGCGACCCCTCATTGGCTTTAGTGCAGCATTGGCCATATTTTGGGAATTTGTCCTTAAAAATTTTATCGTGTTCTTTTTAGCAGTCTTTGAAATAGAAACTCTCCCTTTACCAAGTATGAATATGGAACAGCTTATGCCATTAGTTATGGCACTTTTAGGTATGGCAGGACTGAGAACTTTTGAAAAATCTAAAAAAATTACAAAATAATGGCTTACTTTGAATATGAAGTAACCAAACTTATCAAGGATAAGATACAAGCTTTAGAGGAAGAAATAACTTCCATGAATATTAATTCCTTTGAAGATTATAAATACTGTTTAGGTAAACTTCATGAAATGCAAAAATTTCAAAGAGATTACAGAGAGATTATGGAAAGGGTGAATAAAGATGAGTAGTTTAATACTCCCAAAAGGCTTTAAGAAAGCTATCGATAAAAAAGAAGAAAAGAAAGATAAAGACGAAGGTCCTGCGTTAGAAAGAATACCCCAAGCAACAGGATGGAGAATGGTTGTTTTACCTTATAGAGGAACAGAAAAAACTAAAGGTGGTTTATATCTTACCGATAAAGCTGTGGAAGAACAACAACTCACAACGAACGTTGGAATGATCTTGAGCATGGGCTCTGATGCTTATGCTGATAAAGATAAGTTTCCTAATGGTCCGTGGTGCAAAAAAGGCGATTGGGTTGTCTTTGCAAGATACGCTGGATCAAGAGTTAAAATTGAAGGAGGAGAAATTCGTATTCTCAATGATGATGAAATTTTAGCTAAATTGAAAGACCCAAAAGACGTATTAACAATCTATTAAGGAGATTATTATGGCTGAAGAAAAAATGGTAGACCTTGACACTACAGGTGAAAGTCAAGAGGTTGAACTTCAAGAAGAAGAATCTACTAAAGAAATTAAAGTCGAGTCAAAAGAAAATGATTCTGAAAAAGTAGATGCTTCAACTGAAAAAAAAGAAGATCAACAAAACGATGATGATGATTATAAAGATGATGGTCTGGATAAATACTCTAAAAATGTTCAAAGAAGAATTAAAAAACTTTTAGATAGAGTTGAAAAGACAGAGCAAAGAGAGCAGGAAGCTCTTCGTTTTGCGGAGAGTGCAAAGAAAAAATACGAAGAATATGAAAATAAAATTAAATCTTTGGATGAAAATTATCTTACAGAGTATGAAACAAGAGTTCAGTCTCAAATTGAACAAGCTAAAAAAGCTTATCAAGATGCTTTGTATAATAATGATGTGAATGCTCAGGTTGAAGCTCAAAGAGCTTTGACAAGATTAGCAATTGAAGAGGAAAGAGCTATTGCTTCTAAGGCTCAGAGAGAACAGTTGTTAAAACAGCAAGAAGGTTTAATGGCTGAGAAGCAACAACCACAACAACCCATTCAAAGAAAACCCGATCCTAGGGCAGAGCAGTGGGCTGAAGAAAATAAGTGGTTTGGTCAAGACGAAGCAATGACTTTTACTGCTTTAGCTCACCATAAAAAGCTTTTAAGAGAGGGTTACGACCCTAAAAGCGACGAATATTATGAGGAAATTAATTCTTACATAAGAGATCAATTTCCAAATAAATTTCAAAATCAACAAGCTGAAGCGAAGGAAAAAGCACCACAAACAGTGGCTGGAGCTTCACGAACAGGTAAATCAAGTGGTTCTAAGAGAAAAATTACTCTCACTCCTAGTCAAGTTGCAATTGCAAAAAAATTAGGTGTACCCCTTGAAGAATACGCAAAATATCTATAGATTGGAGACAACATGGTAAATAAAACGCTAAGATCCAGTGAGACTAGGGAAAAGACAGCTCGTAAAAAAGGTTGGACTAGACCTTCTGCATTGGACGCACCCCCAGCTCCAGATGGTTACAAACATCGATGGATTAGGGAATCAGTTAGAGGATTTGATGATTATAAAAACATCAGTGGTAAATTACGAGAAGGCTGGGAATTAGTTCGAGCCGACGAGTATCCTGACTGGGAACTTCCTACTATCGAAGATGGTAAGCACGCTGGCGTAATAGGGGTAGGTGGGTTACTGTTAGCTCGCATGCCAGTAGAAACAATTGAAGAACGTAATGCTTATTACAGAAACTTAACTGAGGGTCAAAAAGAGGCCGTCGACAATGATCTACTGAAGATCGAGGATCCCAGGATGCCGATCAGTAAACCCCAAAGGCAAACCAAAGTAACTTTTGGTTCAGGAAACAAGTCGTAATCGGCACGGTTTGTTAATTGACCAACTAACAACGTATTACAAAGGAGTAATAATATGGCAAATCAAAGCTCAGGTTTCGGATTTCGTCCAGTAAAAATGCTTGGTAGTGGTTATAACAATTCTGGCCAGACCGAGTATAAAATTGGAAACAACGAAGGTTCCGCAATCTATCAAGGTGATCCAGTCATCTTAGTCGCTAATGGCGCTATTGATGTCGGATCAACTGCTGGTGCTGAAATCATTGGAATTTTCAATGGTTGTGAATATACAGACCCTACAACAGGGAAACCAACATGGAGCAACCATTATCCAGGCAGTGTAGCAGCAGACGACATCAAAGCATATGTCATTGACAACCCAAACGTAGTGTTTGAAGTTAAAGTCGATGATGCTAATGCAGGACAGGCTCAAGTGGGTACTAACTGTAACATCGCTACTTATGCAGCAGGATCTAACAAATCAGGTATCTCTGCTCTAAAAATTGACGGTGATTCATTTACAGTTAACGCTGGAGCAAACTTTAGGGTTGTAGGTCTTTCAACAGATCCAGACAATGATGATTACACAGCAGCAAATGCTAACATCCTTGTTAAAATCAACTTACATTCCTTAACAGACACAACAGGCATATAGGAGGTTAAATTATGGCTATATCAAGAAGTCAACTCGTTAAAGAGTTAGAACCAGGTCTAAATGCATTGTTTGGAATGGAATACAAAAGGTATGAGCAAGAACATACAGAAATCTTCGATCAGGAGTCATCTGACAGAGCGTTCGAAGAAGAAGTAATGTTATCAGGTTTCGGATCTGCTCCGACTAAGTCAGAGGGAGGTTCAATCTCTTATGACACAGCAACCGAAGCTTATACTTCTCGTTACACACACGAAACAATTGCACTAGGTTTTGCAATTACAGAAGAAGCAATCGAAGATAATCTCTACGATCAACTTTCTTCTCGTTATACAAAAGCTCTTGCAAGATCAATGGCAAACACAAAGCAAGTTAAAGCTGCAGATGTTTTAAACACAGCTTTTGCTTCCTCTGGTGCAGCAGGTACAAACCCAGGTGGTGATGGTGTATCACTTATTAACGTGGCACACCCATTAGCAGTTGGTGGTACTTTCTCCAACAGATTAGCAACAGATGCTGATTTAAATGAAACATCACTCGAGCAGTCATTAATTGACATTGCTGCGTTTGTTGATGAGCGTGGTCTGAAAATCGCAACTCAAGGTAGAAAACTAATTATTCCAAAAGAATTACAGTTTACTGCTGACAGATTAATGAATTCTGTTCTAAGAACTGGAACAGCAGACAACGACATTAATGCGATTAGAAACATGGGAATGATTCCTGAAGGTTATGTGGTAAATCACTTCTTAACTGACACCGATGCATTCTTCATTAAAACTGACGCACCAAATGGTCTGAAGCATTTCGTAAGAACTCCAATGAGCACAGCTATGGAGGGTGATTTCGATACAGGTAATGCAAGATACAAAGCTAGAGAGAGATATTCATTTGGTTTCTCTGATCCTAGAGGTATCTTTGGTACATCTGGCGCAGCTTAATAAATACTTAATCTAATAAAAAGGGCGTATGTCTTTGACTACGCCCTTTTTTTATGCTTAAATAAAATTTCTAGCATAACAAGTTACATAGACTGAGCTAGTCAGACGGTATAGAGACTATGTAACGAGGTCTATACAACCATGGAGGTTTAATATGGCAAATACTACTTTTTCAGGTCCAGTCAGATCAGAAAACGGTTTTGAGTCCGTATCAAAAAACTCAACCACTGGTGCTATTACAGTAGGAACTTCTTACAGCAATATCATTACAGGTTCAGTACAATCTTTAAGTGGAGCAGGAGCTGTCAATCTTACAGA